TCGAGCAGTGCCTTGATCTCCGGTGGCGCCTTCTGCACGAAGTCTTCAGTTGTCATAGGCTGTTCCAGCGTCCGAATTCGATCTTCGGAGACCTTCAACCGCGCGGCGACGTTACGATTTTCCGTTTCCAAACGGCTATACGCGCCCTCTGCCGAACGTGCCCTGTCAGCCGCCGCTCGAAATTCGTCGAGCCGAGCGTCAGATGCCGCTTCGAGGATGTTTTCGTCGCCGTCCTTGAAGCCGCTGTACTTGTCAATCACCAAAGCGGCGATGACCTCTGCCCTCGTTGACTTGTCTGCCATCTCTCCATCTCCTTCGTAGCCGCAACCTAGCGGCTTCGATGTTGCGGCCCTGCGCCGCTTTAACTAGCCTTCTTTATTTTTGCCTCTATGAGACGCTCTTGAGAAACGGCTTCGTCACGAGTATTATGCGTGCTGAGCCGCTTGGACCCGTCCTTTGTATAAAGGACCCACTTGCCGCCTTCGTTGCGAACTGTCGCCGCACGTGGCTCCTCTTCCTTTTTGGCGCCACAACTGCACGGCGATTTCTCTTCCATCGTTTTGTAGTTGCCGCGGTCGCATTGCGCACCGAGCGCCACGGCATGGTCGTGCATACTTTGAATGACTTCCATGTCCTTTGAGGAGTGCCGTGATCCAATCAGCGCCTTCATCTGCGACGCGCGCATCATCTGACCTTCGCCCTCACAGGTGGGACAGTCTTCCTGCTTACCGTCTTCGGACTTCACCTGTCCGGTGCCTTTGCACGTCGGACATTCAACCGTCTTATTGGCGAGTGTTTCGATAGACTCGGCGGTCACGAGGTGCATCATCGCTGCGCGGTGCGCGCCACACCCCATGTCGAGCGAGCACGCGCCGCGCCCGCCCGGCAGAAACGCCAGGTGATCGCCGCCGACGTCCATCCATTCGCCGACGTAAGGTTTGCCGTTCCATTCGCTGCGTTTGTCATTCGTACGCACGTACGCGCCGACGCTCACTTCAACCGGTCGGCCTTCGCGAAGGTCGGCGAGCAGTCGTTCATGCTTCAGCTCCTTGAGGCGAAGCGGATCGACCAGCGTTTCCATGAAGAGCTTTGCGCCCTTCATCACGGCGCTGCGAATCTTGCCGAAGCCGTGCGAGTGGAGGATCTCCGGGCTGTTGGCTGAGCACTGCTTGCCGCCCTTCTGCGGATGGCCCACGCACGTCGGCTTGTCTACCCACGACGGCGCCGCTTTTTCCAAGACGGTCGCAGACACAAACTCGGGCGTGTCGGCGTTCACCGCGTGGATGACGCCCTCCATCAACGCGACGACCGGTACCACGAGATACTCGCGACCGTTCACCATCTCCGATCGCACGGTGCCAGTGGCGCCGAGCAGGTGCAGGTGACGCATCGGCGCAAGACCAGCCGCTTCCAACAGCTTCATCTCCTCCGCGCTCCGCGCCTCGGCGCCCTCGAAGATCGGCTCGCCCGCCTTCTGCAGCGACGCCGTGCAGATGGCCGATGCGCTCGATTCGTCGTGCCCCTCTTTCATGACCTTCTCCACGCACGAGTGCCACTTGTCGGAGTGGTGCTTACGGTCGCCAGGCATCGCTACCTCCCACCCTTCGTCGGCTGCGGTGCCGGCGTCGGCTTCGGAGCCTGCGGCAACGGCTTGCTCGCCGGAGGCACGGATTTCGTCGGCGTCGTCGCACGTAATGGCATCGTCATAGCTTCCCCAGCAACAGGAGCACGACCAAAATGACGATGATGATCCCCACGGCACTGCCGCCGATAACCGGACCACCCGCGTAGTAGCCCCCTCCGCCGAAGAGCAACAGCAACAACAGGAGAATCAACAGCAGACTCATGCCTTCACCCCCAACAGGAACAAGAGGACCGCGAGCGCCAGCAGCACCACGGCTGCCGTCAGGCTCCACGGCCAGTGTGCCGAGGCCAATGCCGAGAGAATCGAGAGCACCGTCAAACCGATCAGCAGGTAAGGCATGTTCACTCCTCTACGTTCCTATCAACCGCGTGATGAGCAGAATCCCAACCGAGATGATCGACAAGAGCGCTAGGATCACACCAACGACCGCCGTCGCCTGCCCGTAGCCCTCCTTCGCACCAGACCCCTTCGAGAGCACCTCGGTGCGAAAGCCTTCGAGCACGCCGATCTTGTCCGACAAGACGTTTATCCTGTTCTCCGCCTCCGCGCGAGGCATCAGCGTTCGCTGCTGGTCGCCTAGCTGCGCACGAAACTCGTTCACGCCCTCGAAGCGTTTCTCCGCTGCCACTTCAGCCTTCGCCACCGCACGCTCCTGTGAGGTCAGCGCCGCGTTGATCGCCTCCCTCTGCGCGGCGAACGCGTCCTTGACGGCGTCCTTCTGCGCGACGAGTGCCACGTCGAGCGCCTTCTGCTGCGCCTCGTAGCGCTGCTCGTATCGCTTATCGTGTGCCGCCATCAGGTCCTTGAAGTACTCCTTGAGTCCTTGAAGCTCAGAGTCGATGCGACCGTCCAGCCGTTTCGCCTGCGCCTCGACCAGATCGAGGACGTTCTTCGTCGGATCAATCGTCGATCCGCCGAATGCGTCAACCGGAATCCCAGGACGATTGCCTTCAGACATGAACCTTTTCCCAGTCACCTTTTCCCCAACCACCAAAAGAAAAAGCCACCACAATCGGCGTGCGGTGTGCCGCACGGCAATCGGGTGGCTTAATCCCTGATGGCTTCTGTCTGTTCGCCGCGCCGCAGCCAGCGTCGTTTCGAGTGCCCTCTAGGCGAACAGTGAAGAACGAATTACGTCACGCCTACCTCAGTTTCAGTTCGTATCAGCGCAAAGAATAGCGCATCTCGCGCGGCATAGAGCTTCTCGTGCGCATCGGAGGACGCCTTGGTAGCCGCCTTGTACCTCTCGTGCGTTGTCCTCACTTCTTCAGACGCCGCCCCCGCAAGGACGGAGAGCACCCTGACTTGCTCGGCCAGCGCGATGATTTCTTCGTTCGTCATCCCGAGATCCCCTCTGTACAACGGCAGTTCGGATGGGCGGGAGGTCCGTCATACGCCTCGCCGTTGTCGTCTTCATACTCTTCGTCGAGGCCAATCTGCTGCCCGTCAAGTCCTTCGCAAATGGGGCACGCCTCCGATGTGGCGATCCATTCGCGCCGGACATTTTGTGAAAGCAGTCCGTTATCGACGGCTTGGTCCCATGCTTCACGTTGACCGACATTCGCCGCGCGCATACTTTCCGTCCGTGCAATGACTTCTGCGCGAGCGTCATCACCAACCGCCGAGGCAATCGCATCTTTCGCGTCGTCCAGCGTGCCGGACTCCAGTGCCGTGGCCACGGCTGCACGAATCCGCTCCTCAGTTGTGTCGGAGATGTCCTTCACCAACTGCGCCGCGTGATCCTTCGCCCATTTCACGGCGCGAGGGTCCCGCGTCCGAAAATCGATCGTGATTTTCGCCATTAGGGAATCTCATGCGGAATGACAATCTCGCCGCCCTTGGCAGTAATCTCTGCACACTCTTGTGTGAGCTTCGCGCGCATCGCCTCCATTTCCGGGGTGTCCGGTGTAACGGGTTCTTTGCCGGTCGCGATCTCCACCAGCATGTGTTCTAATTGGTCTGTTGTCATGGCTTCCCTTTTTTCACGAACGACTCCCATGCCTGCGGATCACGAATGACCAAATCTCGTCCTTTCGCTGTCGCCACCAATGCTGGTTTCGGTCCGTTCGTGTGATACAACTCGAATTCGTCAAACAGTCCTTGACGAATCGCTTCAGGAACCACGCGACTCACACCTGCGTGCGTCTCTCGCAAGAACGTCTCCGGTACGTAGCGGCCGGTCTTCGCTGCCCGCTCGGCTGCGCGAGCTACAGCCACTTCTGTATCCACGGTCACGTACTTTCCGACGACTCGACTGCCTTCGGCACGCAACATCGCCACCTTCCCACCTAGTTTTTCAATCGTGCCGTCACCAGTGCCATCAAGCAGCGTGTTGCGATTTTGTATCGCCGCCTCGTGCGCCAATTGTTTCGCGATATCACTCGACTCCTCGTGGGTGAACGCGGAAATCGTCGTATCTTTTCCCACGCGCTCTTTGTACTCTGGCAGCTCGGTGCGGATTTTATCGACGTCCACCATCACCGTGTTTGGGATATGCTCGGCCTCTACGAGACTCGATTTCCCCGACGCCGGCCCTCCTCCCAAGATAATCGACGTGGGCGTCTCTACCGGCGTTGTGCCCTGCATGTATTTCGCGATAATCGCGTGATGCAACTCGGCGCGTTCAGCCGTGTAATGCCCATGCCCGTCGGAGAACTGCTCTCGCGTGTCACGGCCCTGTACATGTATCGGCGTGTAGGTCGATGATGCCCGATTCAGCGCATCCGCGTGACCCGATTCGGCACTCCCGCCCACCTCTCCCGGTCGTCCGGCATGCCCGAAGTTCCCCGAGCCTGCCCCACCTGCAGCAACCAACTTTCTGAGCGCTTGCGCGCCGACCTTCCCGCCATCCTCTAGTGTCGCAAGCAGCACATTCGGCAGCGCGTCTGCCAGCGCCGCGCGAATCGCTGCCGTAGCGGCATCTACATTCGCGTTCGCACCCAGCGCTTTGCGCCCGCGCACAAACGCGTATCGTAGGATAGACGCGATCTTCGGCGCGTGCGCATCGGCTACGGCGTGCAACGGAGAATGATCACGTGCGGCGGCCGTACGCGGTTTGGTAAACAACCCTCGGTAATACTCGGTGAACACCGGTACCGACTGCACAGCCTTCGCGTAATACGTTGTTCGGTCTCCGTATCGCGGCAGCGCGTGTCCCGCGCGAGCGAGAACTAGCCCAGACAGAAGTTTCGTGGATCGACCAACACCGTCGGCAAACGGATGAATCCGTGCATCAAACTCGCGCTCTACCCACGCTGCCGTTGCCACCACGTCTGGATGATCAATCCGTGTCGCCAATTCCCGTTCAAACGTTGTCAGTTCGCTGCGCATCTGCGCGACCGGTACATTTCGCCCGGTCTCATGTTCGCGATACAACGTCGGCACGAGTCCGTTGTTGACACGCGTGCCGATACCTTCAATCACCGAGTGGACGTCCTCGGGCGTTGTGAGCGCATCATTTCTGTGCGCCCAGGCAAACGCGGCCGCCTCACGCGTGTTGGCGTCCACGCGCTGAATTAACTCAGTGTCTTTGAGAGACAAACTCGGTTTCCCCGCCATCTCGGTCTCTTCTCCGTGTGCCGAGCGTGATGAGGCTTCGATATTGACGACCATTTGATTGATAAATTCGTCTTTCGTGCGTGGGCCGTTGCCCTCTCCGCTTCCACCGACCTCGCCAGGACGGCCCGCATGCCCAAAGTTTCCCGACCCTGGTCCTCCAAGCGCCTTATGTGTTTTCGTTGGCCAACGGTACAGAATTTCCCCGTCAGTCGTGGTCAACACGAGTGGGGCGCTTTTTGTCATTGATCCCATCCCCACTTACGAATCAAGTGCCTATACGCTGGTACCACCGCATCATGCATCCAACGTGCTGGATCTGCCGCGTCCGCCGCATGCACCACGCCGTAAACGATTTTCCTGAACGCAGCAGAAGGATCTGTCTCCCCCAACATTTCGGCTGTGCGAATAAACTCTGAGTCCTCACCGCGATGCACCAAACTATGCGCTAATTGCGCAGCCAGCGTCGCTTTGTCGGTCGTCGTGATGATGACTTTGCGCTCACGATCCGTCAGCGCACGAATCGTCTTTTCCTCCGTCATGCCGTAGTGTTCGAGCAGATAATCATCAATTCGATTACGAGCTTCCTTCGCGCTCGTAAACGCCTCGATCGTGTGCGCGGGAATATCGTTACGCAAACCCTGCGGCAATTGCCCCAAGGTGTGTTCAATCGTGGCCTTGGCCGCGGCATCCCCAGTAACAGTTGGCGCCCCGCCAGGACCACTACCGCCGACTTCTCCAGGACGACCCGCATGCCCAAAATTCCCCGAGCCTTCGCCGCCGAGGGTCTTCAGAACCGCCCCGTCCCAAATCCGCACGCGCTCGACGCGTAACTCGTCCACCGACATGCGTGCGATGGCTCGTAGACGTGCGCGATGACTTGCAAGTACGCCCTGCATGTCCACCACGTCGTCTGGTATGCGATCGATGAAGGCTTTCATGGCGCTTGTTTGATCGGGCGAAGCAATCGATCTAGGTTATCGCGCGTCTCTTCGAGGTAACTTGGCACGTCGTACTTCAGTACCGTCGCTGCAAACACTTCGGCCGCTAATTCGTGCGGCCCTCCGTAAACCCCGTATTTAGAAAAGTGATCACTGGCATCTTGCAGCACCGCTTCAAAACTCCGGCCGGACTGTTGCGACTCCTGTGTTAGCTCCGACATTACCGACGCGGAAATACGATGATCAAGCATGGCGTCCGCGATGTGTCCCGTTTCGTGTAATACCACGCCTCGATAAAGTGCTTGTGTTTTCGCGTCACCCGATACGCCAGCCGCTAATCGATTACCAACGCTCCAGGCATCGTCAGCCACCGTCATGGATCGCAATCCTCCGCCGCCATTAAACACGATGGTGGCTTCCCCAAATCCAGTCGCCGTTGTCGCCGCTGCAGTCGGAGGATCGTGCTTGAGATACGAAAACGCCACATTTTTCGCCAGTTGGTCGTAAAATTCTGGCGACTCGCGTTGCAGATCATCCAACCCCTGCATAATCCCGTTGACGGCTGGTGTCGGTAACGGCTCTGTCACTTCTGACAGATGCATCGCCTCGGCGGTCTTGGGGTTAATGTCTTTTATACCGCGTATCTTCAATCCGTGATCCTGCATACGAGCGTGAAACTGTTGGAGCGTTACGCCACTTTTTACGACAGTCGCCGCCGTATCGCCGTGGCCGCTGCCACCGACTTCTCCAGGCCGACCTTCGTGTCCAAAGTTGCCGGAGCCGGGACCGCCGAGTGCGACTACTTCTGTTCGTACGTGAGAATCTTTTGTCGTGCGCGCTCGATCTCCTCCGGTGTCGAATCGCGGCCCGTGAGTCGCTTGGCTAACGCGATCAGATCGTCGAGGGAGGGAAGCCCCTTGCGCGGGCCTGTTAAGTTTAGAATCGGTTTTTCGGCCATGATGCACCCGTATGAGATCGACGGATTGTCCTTTTTCGAGATCGAAATACGCCAGTTGATGATGCTCGCGCCCGAGACGTTCAGCGTCGTCGCGCGATGGCACCACGGTGGAGACATCGAGGTACGCTTTCCCGTCATTCGGATTGTGCCATCCGCCCAGATAATTGCTGTCTTGCTCTAACAAGTCGCGGTTCTGATAGGTGTAGTCCACCAAATCATCGAGCGTCAGGTCCTTCGCATTCGGAATCACACGCTCGCGATCTTTGTGCAAGGACAGCGCATACCCAGTCGAGGGCTGCGCACCTGTCACCGCATGATACGTAAACCCACCATCGGCTTGATGAATGGCGGTGAGCACCGCGCCAATCGCACCAGGACCGCTTCCGCCAACCTCGCCTGGTCGGCCTTCGTGTCCGAAATTGCCGGAGCCGACGCCGCCAAGGGCTCGTGTTGCTAAACCACGAATTTGCGATGGGCTCTTAATCAACACCGTTGTGGGAATTTCGTCCATTTCCACCGGGTCGAACGCCTGCAACGAATCGTAACCGTGCTTCACCAACACCTCGCGCACGGCCGGAATGTACGACACATCGAGTGGATTCGTGCCCTCATAACCTGAGTGTTTATTGATCTCCGGCACGTCGAGCCACCAACCTCCCACCCCGCCAGCGATATCTTGCCCAGGCCCGCCTTTCGATGGCTCAAACGTGTAATTCACGCCCGCCTCATCAAGCAAGGGCAGCAATTTTTTCGCGTCGTCTTCGTTGCGCAACAGGAACGGTCGCTCTGCTTGAATCGTCACGGCATGCACACGCCCGCCAGTGCCCCTATTTTCAGCGTACCATTGCGCTCCGCTTTTTTGTGTCGTTGTAAAGATGGGCAGTCGTGGATTTTTCGGAATGACACCGCCGATGTAATGAGTTTGTGTTGTATCGAACATTTTCGGCGCGTCGCTCGATGATCCACCAACCTCTCCCGGCCTCCCCGCGTGGCCGAAGTTTCCGCTTCCAACACCGCCAGCCGTACGTGACACCCGATCAACGAAAAAGACGAGATAGATGATCTTATCGCCAGCCTCCAACGCCTTGATTTCGTCAGTCACCGGGTCCACGCGACCGGCAACCCAACTCGGAGGAATTGGTCCTTTGAAGCGTCGGTCCTCCGACAGTTCGTCCTCCACGAGACGTTGCGACGCAACCTCTTTAGGGATGACAATTTTTAGAATGACCGGTTCTCCACCAGCGGCAAATTCCGAACTCGCAAATCTGGCAAAGTACTTCGCGTGGTTGATGTCTTCCGTCAGGAACACAGAGGATTTTCGATCACCGATAATCGCCTCTGCTCTACTCCTATAGAGTCTTCTGATTTCTTCTTCGGGTGTCGTGTCTCGAAAAAATGCGCCCTGTCGTATCGCTTCTACGGCCCACGTGTCCGCTCCTTTTCCACCAACGGGTTTCAGGCCGTCTTTCTTAATCGCGTCGAGCGCGTTCGATGAAGTGCCATGAAACATCGCAATCGATTGACTGCCGCCGATTTCCCCCGGTCTCCCCGCATGCCCAAAATTTCCCGACCCCGGACCACCCGCCGCGCGCATCTCGACGAGCATGTCGTAGATCTCGCGCGTCAACGCGCCGGTATCCTCACGACGTGATGGCGCACTCGCCACACGCACCACCGCGATTGCCAGTGCTTCGGCCACGTCGCGCGGGGTGTAGTGGGGTTGTGTAATCACCGCACCTTCACTTCAATCGCGGCACCGGCTTCGCCGTCCGCGGCGAGCAACATCGCCAATGTGTCGTACGTCAGCTTGAAACATCCCGGTCGTGCATGGAGAACGATGCCCCAGTGCGTACCCCACGAGTTCTTACACCACGCTTCGCGCTTCACCGGATCCATCCAGAACAGGTGGTACGCGTGCCCGCCCGCGACCGTGCCGTCCGGTTGACAAAACCCCTGCGCGTCCACTTCGAACATCCCTTCGTACCAATCGGTCCCGAGCACGATGGTTCCATAACCGTCGCGAATGAACCGCTCGCAATCCGACACGTCGGACGCCCAAACGTACGAGGTAAAATAACCAAGCGCCTTCAAGTACTTGAACGCGCCTCGCACACTGGTGCCGTCATAATCATGACCCGGCCACTCATCGTTCTCTTGCGCGCCAGCGTAAATCGTCCACGGCGACGGGCCTTTCACGTCAGGCACCATGATCGGTGCAGACGAGAGTTTGTCGCGCGTGCTAAACCCGACGCAGGTCGGTGTTTGGCCTTGGTTTAACGTCGGCCCGAGGTTGTACGGACGGACGCGCGGCTTCGGCGCCAACTCTGGGTGCGGAAACACCACATCGCGCATCAGAAATCGCTTGTCGCGTTCGTCCGGCGCCGCCAGACGACCGAGGCCATGCGGTAAATCAGGATTGAACGGTGTGCGTATCGGATCAATCATTCCGTAGTTTCCTCCACCGCACGGACCAGGGCTCCCGCAAACTCCCCGCGAACGCGATTAAAGAAATCGACTCCAGCACTCGGCAACACCACCGTCGTGTGATCCGGCCACGCCGGAATCCCGTGCTTCAACTGCTGCAAGATGCGCGAGTGGGGATCAAAGTTGGCGAACGACACGACATTGCTGTCGCTCAGTCGGACTTGCCCCACGACTTTTGGGGGCGTTTTTCCGAAGTGGTACAGTGTAATGAGACGTGCCATCACCAAATCCCCGTCATCACCAGTTACTCACGTCAAAATCGTCCTTGATCAAATGCACTTCGCCTTTCGCGAGACGGCTCGCCACGACGTTCGTTCGCTCGTACAACGTCTCGCGTTCGGCTGTATCGATGTGCGATCCCTTGAGCACCTTCGCGAAGTTCAAGTTGTTAAGTTTCTCAGCAATCGCCTTCTGCTCGCCCGCGGGCAAGTCTCCGGCCTTGATGCCATACAGCGCGAAGCTCCGGATGTAGCCGCCAGGACCGGTGTCGCCAAAGGTGTACCCATGATCGTGCGCAATCACATGACCGTCTTCATCCATAAACGCGTTACCGCCGTGACGATCTTGATTCCCCGTCACCGCGTCCAGGATCCCAATCTTGGCCATGTCTGCACGATTCGGGTTGGCATGCGCGTCTTCCATCAAGTCCGCGTCCACCCACTCAATCGCGGCCCCTTTGCCAATCGAACTGTGCTCGGCCATCATCGCGTTCGGTGCGACGTCGAGCCCGAGTTCATTATCGAATCGCGCGAAGAGCACCTCGCGCTCCGCGAGCGGCATGTCACGATTCGTGATGTCCTCGCGCATGTCAAAGGCTTCGCCACTAATTGGCTTAAACGAAAATTCATCACCTTCTGACGTCGTGACTTTGTAGACGTCATTGACGTGTCCGCCGCCGATAGGACTTGTCTGTCCGTCGATTGTCGGCGGGGTTGACAAGGTATCGCCCACCACGGTGCCCACACGATCTGGCGCCGTCAGCTCTGCCAACTCTTCAGGCGACTTCGGCGGATACACACCTACCGGTCCTTCGATGACCCGTCCCGAGCGCGGTGGTGGTTTCACGCCGCCCGGATATTGCTTGAACGTCTCGCCGGCAGGCTTGCCAAACCCCGCCCCAATTGAAGAAAACTGCCCTTTCTCGTCGCGCGGGTGTCGATCTTCGTCCCACTCCCCTGCGGCACGCACCACGGTGTAAATCGCCCCGAGGTCTTTCTCACGAATCGCGCGCTCCAAGACCGTCACCAACGGTGCCATCGCGGCGCGTCGTCGTGGCTTCAGAGCTTCAAGCACGGCTTGCTGCACGAGCGCTCCGACCTCTGGGTCCTCCATTAAGCGGAGAATGCGCTTCATGATCATCTCGATGTCGGCTGGTGCTGCAAGTGCCCGTTTGCCAAACAGCACGTCTCGCGCTTTGCCCTTCGGCTCGTAGATCGGGTTGTAGCGATACATACCCGAGTGCATTGACTCCAACGTCGTCTTCAGACTCAACGGCGTAAACGCACTCAACTCGGCATACAGCGCGTCGCCCAGTTCTGGATCGCTGAGGAACCCATCGATAACCGACAACGCGTCGTGGAGTTTTGCTGTCTGCGATGGAGTGAGCCCGCCAGCGCGCGGCCCCATCATGTGGATCAATTTGGGGTCAAACGACAGCGGCACCTCGACGGCCCCCTCGTCGGTCCACTGATTCCCGTGGAACGGATGGCCGGGCAGATCGCCCGCCGCGCGTGGCTTGAACGGGAGCGGCTTCTTCTCGTCGTCCGGCTCCTCGCTCGGGAGTTCAGCCGGTTGCTGCGCTTTCATTAGCTCTTGCTGCTGCTTCAGCTTCTCGGCCGCTTCGTCCGCAATCTGCTTCTTCTGCTCGTCCGTGAGTGGCTCCATGCCGCTCCAATGATCGCGAATCTCGTCGTCGGTATAAATCGTATGACCGGACGCCTGATTGACTGTGGCCCACCCCTTGGCGCCTTCAACCTTATCGCGCTCCGTTAACGTCTCGATCTTCGGCCAGCGCACCTGGTACGCGGTCGGTCCCTTCTTCGGCGTCGGCAAGTAGCCATAGGCCACGAGCCGATCGACCAGTGGGCGCACAATGAACGGCCCCGCATAACCGGTCTGCCTGCCGTTGATCTGGTCGCGCCAATTATCGCGGTCCTGCGAGGACGCCAACTCGCCCATCTCCGAGCCGGTCAGGATGCGCTTCGGGATGCGCTTCGCGCCAGCAATCTGCGTGAGAATCGCGTCGGCCGGACCGGAGAAATTCGCGACGTCGCTGCCGAGTGTGTTGACCTCGACGCCCTTCGTACGCAAGATCTTTGAAATGTTATGTCGATATGCTTCTAAGTCTTCCTTCAGCTTCGACAAGGTATTCTGCGCATCGACCAGCGACATGTCTTTGTCGATGTCTACGTGAAGCCCTTGATTCGCGCGGATGAAGAACGCCTCCGCGCCCCCGCCCGTCACTTTGCGCAAATCGATCAAGAGATTCCAGACGCGCTCTAAGGCAGGCTGCCCGTACACTTCGTCATCGAGCACGTTCTCGGCTACATGTACAATCCGTGACCAATGCACCGGCCGTTGCAGCATCGGTGAACTCGCGTCCACACGACGAAGCTGGTACGACTGCGGCAACCCAAAGCGCGGACTCTTTGGGTCGGTATCATATTCAAACACCGACGCATCGGTATAACTATCGGCCATCGTGCGTGACCCGCTACTTCCGCCAGGTCCGCCGCCTCCCGAGTACGGAGTAATGTAAATGAGTCCTCCGGGTTTACCCTTTGGCAACTCACTCTCCAGGTCGCCGCCGTTTCGCGCGCCAATTAACAGAATCGCAAACGTGCTCAATTGCGAGAGTTTGTCCACGCGCTGCAGCTTCGCTTGTACTTTGAGCTGCATGTCGAGGTCTTTCCACGCCTGCTCAAACTCGGTATCTTTCTTCGGGTCTTCATCCTCGATAATCTCGACCTCGCCGCGCCACGTCGCGTCCGGCATCGCGTCCACGAGCACGCCTGCAATTCCGCCGCGCGCGTACTCGTCGCGATACTGTTGATTCGTAACGATGCGGTCGTACCCGAAAATGGCGTACTCGTCACGCTTACCGTCGAACGTAATACCGGCCTGCCGCATCCACTGCATGCGGTCAAGCAACACTTGCGTCGTGAGCGTACGAATTTCACGCTGCACGTCCATCGACGCGCGTTGCTCGGCTGTCAATAGAGGGACTTCCTCCGGTTGGCCGTTGCCGTTACCGTTGCCGGTCTGTTCGTCAGCCATTAAGTCTTACCTTCACATCCGGCTGCATCCATCGTAGCAAGTTCGACAACGGTTGCCCGATGAACTTCTTGATAATCGGTGGACAGTCTTCCCGCAACACAATTTTGTTCGCATCCACCTTCACGCCAAAGGTCATCGCAGGAGACGATAGCCACCATATCGTCATGACTTCTCCGCCACCGGTTTGGGTGGGGCTACCACCATGCCGCACGCGCAGTGGTGCGCGAAGCGACCGATCTGATGGAGGTTGTTACCGCACTTCGCCGTGTAGTGCGATTCAACCTCAATATCTCGCCACTCGTGGCGCGTCGCGTCGTAGACGAGAATGCGCCACATAGTAGTCATAGGGTCTCCAATCACCAACACAATCGAAAGGCCGTGCGTATTCACTCCTCCGGCTCCGTTCGCTGCGACCAATCATCTTCAAAACGCCAACAGCCGCACTTCGAGCACGCATGCGGCCAGTCTCGTGCGTGCTCAACTGGTGCATGCCCGCATACACACGGCGCACGATCGGGATCGAGTATGCCTTTCACTCCTCCGGCTCCAACGCCTCGATACCGATGGGAATGGCACCCTTGGTCACCGGGATCGGCAAGCGTAGCCACAATCGCAACCGTCCTCCTGAAAACAGGCGTTCCTGCTCGTCCTCGGTCAGCTCCCATTCCGACATCACGGTGCCGTCGGCGGCCACCGACGCGGGCAACAATTCTTGTGTCCTCACGTCGTAGATGACCATCGCGAGCGATCCGCCGCTGTGCATCTTGTCCGGTTCAACGACGGTCATGGCTGCCTCCGGTTGAAGTTCCACACGAGCGCCGCGTAGCCGCACGCCAACGCGACGAGCACGACGCCGAGCGCCACCGCCACGAGGAGCGCCACGCGGAAATCGTAGACAAGCCAGCGGAGGAGGCTATCCATCACCTCACCACCGCCACATACAGATCCATCCGCCCCGCCGCGTTGCTCATGTACGCCGCCACGCGCCCCGTGTGATCGAGGTTGGCGAAGACCTGTGTATCGTACGTGCCGTCGCTCACCATGTCGTGATCGACGAGGTGCTGCGGCTCACCGCCGCCGAGCGGCACCAGCGACAACGCCTGCGACCCGGAGAGCAGGCACCGCCCAGCGCGTACGCTCACATGCCCCATCCCCCACGTCTTGAACAATTCGCGTCGCGTCAGGGCCGACAAATCCCACAGGACGCACGCTCCGTGCTGGTCATCCTCGCCGACGACATACCAAGCGCCGCAGTCCGAGTGCCCCACCGCCCCGTCCGCGTCGCTGATCCGCGCGTCGCGACCCGTCTCCAAGTCGATCACCCGATTCTGGTCGTCCTCTTTGATGAGGAGCCAGCGCCCTGAGGTGTCAATCTGCGACTCGTCCAGCGCACCGAGCGCGGGGAAATATTGCCGCGCCCCGTTGCGGTAGACGACCGTCCCGAGGTTCAGGTACGGCCCGTCGTCCACGATCGCCTGCAGCGTCGCCGAGTGCGCCGCACCATCGTCGCTGCTGTGCGCCTGCCAGAGGCGGCAGTTCGGCGTCGGGTCCTCGAAGATGACCTCATCCTGCCCGGTCGCCAGGTCGTAGCGCCGCAGCCTGGGGCCGTCGGTCAGGTAGACGCGTCCCAGGTTGTCGAAGTACCACCCCTCGCCCGTGCCGCCATAGGGTACCAGGCTGCCGAGACGCTCGACGGTCCAGTTGTGCAGATCGACGTGGAAGAAGCGCGGGTGCCCGTCCGCATGTCCGCAGAACAGCAGTGCGTGCGCCCCGTTCAGCCACACCTGCGACCAATAGCTGTAGCCACGGTTGAGCAGCTGGCCGTCCTCGGGTCCAGTGACCTTGACGACGCGCACCTGTCCGGGCGGCGTCGGGCCGGGCGGTGCGGGCTCCGGCTCGACGACTAAGGGTTTAGCCACGTCCCGTTCTCGCCTCCGTCCGAGGTCCAGATGGCCGTGAGCTGCCCGTCCGCACGACGCTTATAGAGCACGTCATGCCCATCGGTCTGCCGCGCATAGACGAACTTGCCTTCCGAGCCGTTGAACTGCGCGCCGTCGTAGTTGCCGTCTGTGGGTGGCACAGGGCTTCCTCCTCCTGCCGAGAACTTCACCGGGACGCGAAACTCGATGCCCTTCACCGTCATGTTTATGACTTCGATCGTCGCGTGGTCAAGCGGGTCCGGGTCACCGCTCGCAACTAACTTGTTATACAGTGCCTCGTCGAGCAGGCCAATGTAGATCTCGCCGCCGTCCGCGTTGCGCTTGAACTGGAGCAGCGCGTGCTCGCGGCCGTTGTGCTTGCCGGAGAGCTTACCGAGATGATTGCCGTGGTCGTTGTGAAACGACACGCCCGACGGGTCATCATCGGCGGAGTGCAGATGCATCTCGTTCGTCTGGTACTCGACCGTGCCACGCGAGAGCTGCTCATAGTCGCCGGGTTGTATGTCGCGGAGCTTGCTCATTCCTCTACCACCTTCAGCACCCGTCGATCGGCCCGTCGAATTTTTCGCTTCGCACCACTGCGACAACCAGCCAACCGCCGTCTACCGCCGAATCCACCAGTCGCGAATGCGTAGGACCGCGCGCCGGATATCGTGCTCGACCACGACGATTCGCGCGGCGCATTCGTACGGGATCGGCTCACAACCCTTGCCCCTGCACGAGCTTGAACGTGTGCAGCCGCAGATACTCCTCGCGCGCCACGCCTGTGCAATACCGCGCGCCGAGGCCGGCAGCCACCCGTAATACGTCTTCCAAGTCCTCACGCGCCTTCGCGAGCCGCTCCAGTGCGCGGTCACGTGCGGCGGATGCCTCCACGTAGAATGTCGTCGCGTCCTCCGCGTCCTTCAACGCCTGCACGACGGCCTCGTTCGCCTCCTTCGGCGTCACAACCCCTGCCCCTGCACGAAGTCTCCGAGCCCGCACACGACCACGAGGGTCGAGAACCCTTTGCTCTTGTCAGTGCTGTAGAGCACCCAGCCCTCTGCCAGCCGCGCCGTGAGCCATCCGTTCGCGGCCCCGTTGCGCAGCGACCCCGAGGAGAGGAACGAGCCGATCGGGTACACGACGCCACCGGTCGTGCACGACACCAGCGCGGGCGGCGGGACGTCCGGCGGCGTGCGCAGCCCGTAGACTGCCTCAATAGCTGCGATGTCGTCGCTGTAGAGCGTGCGGTCCTTCGTCGCGCACGGCACGGTGCCCTGGTACATCGTGGCGTTGACGTCGGCCGAGTGGCCCAGCGAGAGCCCGTGCCCGAACTCGTGGATCGCCACGTCGAGCACGTACACGCTCGCGCCGTCGCACGCCTCGTTGCTCGTGATGTAGGGGTAGTTGCCCGTCTCGATGGCGATGTCGAAGTCGAACAGGTTCCCGTCGCCGCCGAACCACCAGTAGATCTGCCCGACGAAGCCGCTGAAGTCCGGCTCCGGTACGCAGAACACGGTCACCGAGCCGTCGGGCACGAAGCCCGTGACCGTCGTCGTGCCGGCGTAGACGAACGAGAGATTCGCGTTGGTCTGGTCGTGCCACGCGAAGGCCGCCGTCTGGATGTCGGTCAGCACGTCGGCCGCGATGAGCGTCGTGGTGACGCTGCTCGGCCCGGTGCACGAGTCCACGTTCACGTAGAACGGCACCTGGTTGCTCGGCCAGCGGTGCCCGTTGTAGGTATAGGCGGAGGCGAGCGACGGGCAGAGGAGCGCGAGCGTGAAGAGAGGGACGAGCGCCCTGCCGCTCCCTCGAAGTAGCGCGCGTTCATCCGTCGAGGTTGGCGCTCCGCGCGGAGCCAGGCGTGGTGCACACGGCCAAGCGACAGGATTGAGGTTCATGACTTCTTCTCCTCCGGCTTGCGTCCGAACGTCGCGGGCGTGCTCGGCTGCGGCTTGCCTAGCTCGACGCGCACCTCGGGCAGCACCTGATCGACAACACGCTTGACGGTGTCGAGCTTCGTCTCCGGCGAGCGCGCGGCTGCTTGGTTCACGGCGATGGCGTTCTTCTCTACGCTGGTGAGCTTCGGGTTGCGGTGCGCGGCTTCCTCCGCCGCGAGGATCCCGTCGCGCACCAACTGTCGCAGGCGCTCGTCCTGCGCGTTGGTGAGTTCGATGCCGAGCTTCTTCAATTGCTTCGCGGCCAGCGCCACGATGTACCCGGCGATGATCGTCGCGAGCGACGGCAGCACGGTATGTAATAACTGCGCGCCGATGGTCGATAAGAAATTCATCGAGCCCACCTTCCCCAGACATGTGTGTAGTGCGGTGCTTCGACCGGCGGCGGTAACGGCACAGGCACCCGCCGTGCGGGCTGCCGCTGAGGCACGTTGACGTCGACGAGCACGGTGCGCGTGTAGCGCCGCACGCGCTGATGCTCCGCGCTGTACTGCGCCCGCTGCTTGCTGTTGTGCCTCGCGCGGCACCGGTCGCAGCGCGTCCGGTGGCGGCGTGGAGTGTCGCTCTCGGAGGGGAGCGGCCGTCCGCACGCCGTGCAGTGCCCGCTGATGCGCCGCTCGGCTCGGCGCTGGCGCCAGTGCGCGGCCCACGCGGCGCGGCACTCCGGGCACCGGCAGCTCCGGTTCTGGTACGCGTGGACCGTGCCGTGGGTGATCACTTCTCAGATCCTATGTGGTCGTCCTTGCCGTAGACGGTGACCTTCTCCACGACAATGGGCTCGTGTTTCGGCGCGGTCACAGTCTTGGAATTCGCCGTCGGTACTCCTCCGGCCGGCTCATACGTCATCGCGAAGACGTCCGGCTTGCAGGGGTACATCTCCCCCTTCACGCCCTTGATGATCCAGTCGCCGTGGTTCGCGACCATCACGCCCTCGGGCGTGCGCATCGTGACCCAGGAATCAGCTGCCTGCTGCGAGCCACGCCGACATTCGTGCATCGCGGTACCAAGGAACGTCAACGCCTCGTCAAACGTCTGCCACGTCAGCTGCACCGCGTCGATCACGACTGGCTTCTTGCGGAATTTCATCGCTTCCTCAACTCGCGTTCAAGCGCATCACCCAATTGGCGCGTGTGGATCTCGATGGAATTTCGCACGCCGAAACCGAGTGCGATAAGCCCACCCGGTATCAACACGAGCCAACAGAACCAAAACCAAAAGGTGTCGCTCATCCCATCACCATCGCCATTCCGGCGTCCTGGAGCACGCCTCCAAGCGAACGCCCATCCGAGAGCCACACGTCTGCGACGTAGCGCGCGAACGACATGACGTCTTTGCCCGATCGCGGCCCCTTGTACGTCTGCACGATGACCGCGCCGCCGATCGGCAGGAGCCCGCGCGCAAAGGTCGCGGCCGCCTGCCCCTCCTCCGTGCTCAACTCCGGACAGTTGAAGCCGTGCAGTCGAACAGGGATCGCCGCCGCGACCTTGAACCCAAGGTCGATGTCGAGGACGTAGGTGTCGCCATCCACGACTTCTCGCACGGCGGCGCGGTAGACGTAGACGGGCTCGATCATCGGATCATCGCGAACCGCAGCGCGCACAGCGCCAACACGATCCCGCTCACGCAGATCGACGTCAGCGCGAGGCGCCACAACATCGGCGCGACCGGGTCGAGCGCGGCCAAGGCTTGCTGGTTCATACAGCCTCTACTCCGCTGGCGGTTCCGGCTCGGTCTCGCCCTCGTCGTCGACGCGCGTCCAGCCCTCCGCACGGAGCTGCTTGCCGTTCGTGCGCCACTCTTCGTTCGTGATGACCTTCGTCTCTCCGGTCGTCGCGTTCGTGATCCTCGCGGGCTTCTGCTGTCCTGGTGCGTCGCTGCTGCGTCGTTGGTCTTCCATGTCTCTATCCTCCCCTTCTGACTTCGTTCTCCGCGCTCCGCCACAGCGTGTCAACGAAGATGCGCGTCACGCCGCTCGGCGTGCGGACGCATTCGACCTTGTTCTTCTTGATCCAGTTGTAGACCGTGCGGCGGCAGACGCCTACCGCCTTGCAAGCCTGCGTGATCGTGAGCACCTCGCGTCCGTTGCAGGTGGCCATCACGTCACCACGTCGCGTCACTCGTCATGCCAGCTTCCTTGTAGTCGAAGTAATCCGCGCGCAAGCGTTCCACCGCGTACCGACAGGAGTCAATGACGTGATTTTTCTTGTCTTCGAGGATCGGCGTCACGATCTGCGTCTTCTTGTCCACCTTGTAGGAGTAGCTCTGGAACTCGTCGATCGTGTGCGTGCAGCGCGGGTGAATCACGACGTTGAAGTTCTGGAGGAACATGACGCCCTCCTTTACACTGTTCGCGCCCTTGATCGCAGGTTCTAGGCGTGGGAAGCCGTGACGCTGGAGGTAGCTGATGGTCTCGGGCCGCGCGCTGTCCGCCCGGATCGGCCAGTCACGCGCGCCGGGCACCGTGTCGAAGAGCGCCGGCAGGTGGTCGATCTCGACGCCGATGCGGTAGGCTTCGTGGTCGATGTAGAGCGTACGGTCCTTCGTCCAGAGCCGCACGAGCACCGAGGGGTCAACCGAGAAGCCCCAGTCACCGCCGAAGAGCAGCGTCGCGTCCGCAGGCGTCTCGAACTCGCGCACCACGAAGTTCTTGAAGACGCGCGCCTCGCTCCGCTCGCCGTACTCGCCCTCCCAGATGTGGTTGTACTTGTCGATGTCGCGGCCACGGTCCCACTCCATCTCCCGGCGCAGGACGTCGGGGAAGAACGGGTTGTCGCGGTAGGTCGTCTTGATGACGATGGCGTCGGGCGGCGGTGTCCACGCGGGACGCCCTTGCCTCGGTGGCGCGTTGCCGCGCAGCAGATCGTCCACCGGGTCGGTGGCACTCATTGGGTTCCACGAGAACCACAGTTCGGAGGGTTGGAACACATGTGCACGCGCATCGATGCACGGCAACCTGTTTTTCTCAATCGCTCTCTTCTCTTGCCGACAATGAACGCACTTTTCGGTACGAATCGTCGGACGCAAGAGGTTTAAGGAATGCTGGCTCAGGTTCTGCGCCTCCTCGACCCACGCCCCGTCGTAGCCCTCAAGCGACTTGATCGAGTCCGACGTGTACGCCTGCATGCCCTTAAAGATGATGATTCCGTCGCCCGGCGTGACGATGTGGTTGCTCAGCACGTGGAACTCGCGCTGCAGGCCGTAGGTTTCGATCTTGTCGGTGAGGAGACGCTTGGAGGATTGTTCGAGGTCAACCTGGTACTCGCGGATGCAGACCCAGCGGGTGCCGCGATTGAGCAGACACCGCTCGATGAGCAGGTCGCCGAAGCCGTGACTCTTCGCACCGCCACGTCCGCCGTACAAACCTTTGTATCGGCTCGGTTGCAGTAGTGGTTCGAACGCCGGAATGAGTGGAATCTCAACGGCGGCCACATTTAATGAATGGATGACTTCGAAGTGTTCGTCTGCTCCTGCGCGAGATGTGTGTCTTCTGGTCGTACGACGACTCGCCGGACCTCGGTGATGATCGCCTCGCCGTCCTTGCCCGTGTGCTCGATGCGGTCGACGGGTTTGCCCCAGGCAAGATCCATGATGCGCACAATGACGGCGGCTGGGAGCGTTCCGAGTTGGATCCCATTCGTAAGATACGCGCGGAATTCTGGCGAATCGAGGATCCGTTGGCAAAATTCTTTCGGCGACAGCTTCACCGGCGCCTCTGTCACGTCATCGGTTGCCTCGGAGGGTGGATCGAACAAGGACATATTTTGTTAAGGATTTACCACATCACGCTTACAAGATATAACCTACGTCAGCGTTAACATACCGAATTAAGGATGTCAAGACAGGAAATGCGAGGACAGATAGAAACTCGGGTATCGCCATCTGGACCGGCATCTGTCGCGGGCGAAAGTCCGAGAAGATACTAAAGATATTAGTACTTCTTGTACTTCTTGGTACAGATGGTACAGATGGTACAGATAAATACCGGAGCCAACACATGAGAGTCGATCAACTTTTTGTGCGCGACTTGCTCGCGAAAATCGTCTATCTGTACCAAGCACTTAACTCGTTGAAAACACAGGTTTTTACACTCCGACAGATGATTTGCCTCCATCTGTACCAAGCGGAGGGCATTCAACCAACCCCGGTACAGATGGTACACATAAATAACGAAGGTCCACACTGTTTGCGAGCCTCATGGTACAGATGGTACAGATAGAATTTCAAAAATAAAGTTTTTGCAGGAGATCGTAGAGGCTCGGGCCTGAAAAAGCGAAAATCCGACCCGAAAACCGCAGGTAATCCGGCTCGGTGGCGCCTTTTGTCAACCATCAACTTTCGCCTTTTTTGACGCCTCAAACTTTTAGGGCAAAAAATGTACGAAAGGGGATCGTCGAACTGGGGTAGGTCAATTAACAAACCTAGGCGAAAGACCAAACTTCAACAAAACGGATTAAACACTTGACACAAAAAACACCGTCATATCGGCAAATCATCATCCTCCCCCGGCTGCCTGCCCTTCGCGTCATAATCCCACTTCGTTACCACACCAGAGATCTTCTCAAACAACGCTCGACTCTTTTCCAAATTCTCTATCGGTCGTGCCCAACTTGTGTGATCCTCTACAGCATGTTTTCGTTCGCCGAGCCACGGTGCCAGCAGGTTACGTGAGAAGCCAATCAAACTCACTCGACGGTTGATCTTCAGTTTGTCGCACCAGTCTAAGTAGTCACGGTGCAGATCTTCAACCTTCACTTCCTCGGGCCAGTCTCCTTTTCCGTTCATCGATCCCAGATACAATTTTTCTTTCCACCACCGAAGTTCAGGAGGTAACGTATGCTCCTGCTGAACTGATAACTCCTCTGTGCGAGGGGCAGCACGTAATTGGTCTCGATCGAAGGTGACCGATTGCAAGAATGTGAGTAGCGCTTCAGCACCGCCGTTAGTCATTTCCTTCCGAATCGCGCCGAAGTAATTGATGTCCTGTTTATGGATGCTCGACACCTTCAACACAAAGAATCGCCGCTCATCGAACGAAGCCGGCACAGCCCATTCATCATTCGTAGCCATGAACAAATGAACAGAGTTCGGCTCCTCAACCGGATCCAACCCTTTTCGTTCGATTACAAGAGTCGGTTCAGTAATCAATCGTTTCAACGCGCCATGTTCACGTCGATCGCCAGCCCAGAAGGCTTCATCGGCAAAGACAATCACTTTCTTCGAGATGGCCGCATTGAAATGTCCGAGCACTTGCTCCGTCTTATCGATTTGCGTGAAATGAATGCCAAAGAGCCGACCAAATTCACGGATGAACACACCTTTACCGACACCGAGTTCACCCTTAAGGACAACGGCGACTTCCAACGCGTGGCCAGGAAGTTGGACTGACGACGCCATCAACTTAATTAAATATGTGAGATAGGCATCGTTACCACCGCAGATCACTTCATGGAGGAATTGGTAGTATTTAGCAAATTGAGGTGCCACCACGCTATCAATCCACGCCGCTCGATCCGTAGTGGGGCATGGTATCGGTTTGACTGCAAAGCCTTTCCACAAATTGTATTCGTCGTCGTCAGCAATTCGTGGTGGGGGAGCAAACGTGATTCGACGAAACTGGCGTCGATGGTGGTGGGTCCGCCAGATCTCGAAGCGAGATCGCTTATGGAGTTTGCCCTTCGCATCAGGCACCATGATGGACGAGTTCGCATACCAGGACTGCAACGCGCGCTCGTGTTGGAACACCACATCACCAGACGCGTCTTCGGTCCCCACAACAACATCTTTTCCGAGTCGGACGTAGAAGTGGTGCTCGTTCATATAAAGCACCGTCTTCTCAATCGGATTGTCTTTTAGCCAAATATGTTCTAACGCATCGACCACACCACCAAGTTCAGCCCGCAGGCTAGGACCACCTTGTACATTCGCGCCCGCGTTCTTTTTCTTAATTGTGTCTTCAGCAAACCGTTCACGATCTCGGACGTTATCGTCACGAGCCAATGTCGCCGCTTCTTTGATGATGCGGACAATATCGCGCTCAAAGTCCGAAGACTTTGGGATAATGTTGTGCAGTAGCGCGGCCACCATGCCGGCCACGGCATGTTGATTGGTGAGTGGACCGTTTCCAGGCCAGTGGCGGGCAAGCAACGCAATCGTGCCGATGACCTTGAAGTATTGTTTGAGTTTGCTAGCCGAGATTTGCAGCGGGAGAGACGTGGGGCTCATCCACTTCAGAATGTCCGCCGGTTTGTGTTTCTCCGGCTCCTCGGCCAGAAAGCTCGGAGGTGCAATCGAGTAGTGCCCAGGCCCGGTGCGGATTTCGATCAGCGTCTCTTTGCCGTCTTCAATCGTCTCCGAGACCACCGTGCCGTCAGTAACCTGAAACAAATAATGCGTCGCGGTGCCCGACGACGGGCGCCCCCAGCGCGCCGTCTTTGGTAACACAATCTCGCAGGCTTTGCGGGCGTAGTCGTCATCGGGGTCGATATCGACTACCGCGTCCATGCGCAACGCGATGTTACTATCCGGTTTGAAATCTTTTTCGGTCCAACGGCGTTCGGCCTTCTGCCATTCGTGGACGTCCGAGTCCTTGCGACCGTACGGAACGGGAAAAACAACGAAGCCGTGTTCTAGGTATTGTTTGACCGCGGTACGGATCGCCTGCTCGTGATCGGTCATCGAACTGCTCGCTTCACAACCGTGGTCTCAGAAGTCAGATCCCACGTGATGGTATAAATGATTGGGTGTTGGTCTGGATAACCGCAACACTGGAAGGCGCGTTGATGGCGGGAGTCAAAGGCGACGAGCGCCTTTAGGTGCTCAAGGTCTTGTGCATTTTCGGTTGCTTTAATGGAGACCCATTCCCATTTGATGGCGCGAGAACAGACGCCGTATTTCGCACGTTCTGGTGACTCGATGATGACGCGGTTCTCCACTTCATACACGAGAACAAAATCAATCCGATAATGATGTCCGTGTGCGTACGTAGGCCATTTTTTGCACCCGGCCGGCTCGTAAAAATAACAAGGAGGGTCTGTTACGCCAGGTGTTGCTTGTTTGAATCCGCGGCTTTCGAAGTGCCGTGCCCATATTGCTTCTAACCGACTCCGCATCAGGAAAAATCCGTGCTGAGTTGGCACACTCTTACCGTCGTCTTCGTGTTCAGTAATATACTGGGTGTCGTTTCTGCGAGCACCCTGCGAGAGAACGAAGTCGTGTGTCGGCGATGTCACTCTGCCGTCATCCCTGACAGCAAAGTATTATCTAGTGGATTGATCGGTGTTGTGTGACGCATGGTCTTGTCCTCCATGTAAGGGGTGGAGAGGAATAAAACGGCGAGGCTGCGACGCTGAGTGGGACAAGCACCGAGCGGCACACGAAGCCGTCTGGCCGGACGGACCTCGCCACCCGGATGTCCGGGCGCCCGAGACCATATCACAAAAGACATCTTTTTGTCAAACTCAGGCAGGTCAAGAGGTTAGGGACCGTTTGACATGAGATTAAAGGTATGTAACAATCGGGCATCGCGCCTACCCGGTACTGGACCGGGCCGCGCACAGGGAGGTCTACCATGTCTCATCACACAGGAGGTCAAAGCCGCCAGCCAGTGCTGTTCCTCGATTTCGACGGCGTTCTGAACGATCACTCCACCTACCGTACCTACGATCATCGAGGGCTGCGCCACCCGCTAGAGCCGCGTCTGATTCGCGCGGTGGGCGACCTCGTGAAGACCGTCGATGGGCGCATTGTGCTCTCGACAGCGTGGCGACACGCGTATCCTCTGTCCGTCCTCACGCCGATTCTGGCGAGTGGCATCGACGAGTGGCGCATCATCGGGAGCACGCCGAAAGGACGCACGCGCGGACGTGAGATCGAGGCATGGCTGCAGGCGCATGTCCAGACCGCACGCGTCGCCGTGCTCGATGACCAGGACGTCGGGCCATTCGACATGGCGCCGATGCGGCCGTGGTTCGTGCAGACTCGTGACGGCGTCACTGCCGATCATCTGCAGCGCGTCGAGCGACTGATGACAGCCGGCACACCGTGGACGCGCGCGGAGAAGAGGAGGGCGGCGTGATGGCACACAAGTACATCTGTCAACAGTGTCAACAGACCAAGACCTGCACCATTGCAGGCTGCGACGGCACGTGTGTGAAGACGTGCGTAAATTGTCTCAGAAAGAAAGGTGGTGTGTGATGGGTGACAGGGCAAACATCGTGGTTAAAGAGGGCGGCGGCGAAGTGTTCCTCTACACGCATTGGGGAGGTACTGAACTGCCGGACGTTTTGAAAGTCGCACTCGAAAAACGTTGGCGGTGGAACGACGCGTCGTACCTGGCGCGCATCATTTTCTGCGAAATGATCAAAGGGCAAGAAAACCATGAGACCGGCTTCGGCATCTCGACATCTCCACCAGACAACAGTTACCCCTACATTGTAGTGGACGTCGAGCAGCAGGAGGTACGATTCGAAAATCCGGAGCTGAGAAGCATCGTGCTGGCGAGATCCTCGTTTGAGGAATACATAGCGTCGTCTGTTGGATGGCCAAAAGAACACGAAAAGATAGGAAAAGAGCGATGACCGAGACCAACGACCAACACAAGATCGAGCAGATGATCGCCTCGGATCCGATTGTCGCGCTCGCGGGTGATACCGCGCGCGTGGCGTTTTATGCGGGCTGGGATGCCTGCCTCGACACCTTGAAGAAAGCACACCAGCGACTCCCGAGCTACAGCATCGAGGCGTTGATTGCGTTTGGCGAAGACGTGCGCGAGAGCGCGAAGAAACAACGTGCCGAACAACAGCCCTAACGTTCAGGAAGAGTGGGAGGTCGGGCTGCTCTGGCGGGCCGGTCGCGAGTTGACGTATCGGTACGTGTCACGCGCCGCCGCTGAGGCTGCGCTCGAAGGACTGAAGAGAGACGGACTCAGGAACGTCGAGCGGCTGGCGCTGCGCGGCTATCGGGTCGAGCGTACCTTGATCCACGAACAGTTCACCGTGTTTCCAGAGGAGCAGCCATGAGCGAACACACAGACGACGATTACTGGCGTCTCGTGCGCGAGAATCAATTCCTGCGGGAGCAGAACGCGCGACTACTGGCCGTCATTCAGGATGCGTTGAAGGACGTCGAAGAGATAGGAGCGATACTCGGAGGGAAGGTCGCGTGGAACCTGAGAATAAACAAAGACCAGGCGAGTGATAAAACAAACCAAGAGGCTTGGCCGGTAGAAGCGGCGCGGCAATTCACGCGAGGCGAGATCAGCGCCGGGAAGTTTGGCGAGTTGCTAGGTCTCCAACCGGGGGAATTGCACGACTTCAAGACGGCAGTGCACGCGTTCGATGAAAACCCGGAAAACCATGTCAAGTAATTTTTTTCTCAACGACTTAGCGGTCGGTGACGGCAGGTAAATGATGATGGCGGCGACGAGCAGAAAACCCCATTTGGTATAATGGATCTAAATGGAGGTGAAGAAACATGAAAACAAAATTGATGCAATGGTGGGAGTACGATTGTCCCGAATGCGAGACTTCCAACACCTTGCCCAATCCGCCATTTCCTACAACGCATCAGTGTCGCGAGTGCGGCAAATGGTGGGATGTCCAGAAGATGCGTGAAAAAGGGTTTATCGGGCTTTGTTCAGATCGGGTGCCGGTATGAACTTCATCTACAACGACGGCGGCCGTAAGGACGCAGGCTACACCAACATCACTGGTGACTGCGTGGTGCGTGCAATTGCCATCGCGACCGAGCAGCCGTATCAGATCGTCTACGACGCCATCAACGAGGCCGCGAAGGGCGAGCGCCGCGGGAAGCGGAAGCGCGGCATCAGCAGCGCCAGAGACGGCGTCTACAAACGGACAATCCATCGGTACCTGAAGACCCTCGGTTGGGCCTGGGTGCCGACGATGCACATTGGCTCCGGCTGCAAGGTCCACCTCACGGACGGCGAGCTACCGATGGGGCGCCTAATCGTGTCGGTCTCCAAGCATCTCACCGCCGTCATCGACGGCGTCATTCATGATACACACGATCCGCAGCGTGAGCCAAAAGCGATCATAGGACCACGCATCATCGTGGACGGACGTGGGCAACAACGCAACGAAATACTCGGCATGATCGGCGGACGCTGTGTCTACGGATACTGGAGGAAACCATGATGTATATACTCAAACGACGTTCACCCTCGGGCGTTGAGCAGCGTCCGATTACCAGCCACAACTATCATGCGCTCTGGTGCATGGCTTGGGCGTGGGAGTTACGTGGGGTGAATTGGACGGCGAGGATTGAGGATGAATCATGATGAACCGAAAGTTCGTACAACGTGTGGTGCTTCTGAAACGGCCTGATCTGACCGCCGAACAAGTAGATAATCTTATCGACGACGCCGCGCGCATGATCGGCAATCTTGTGCACTATCGCGGCGGTGCACACGAAGACGATGACGTGATTACAGCGGTCCTTGTGATTGGGCAGGACAAGCAAGAACGGGTGAAGCCATGAAGTTCTACAAAGTGAAACTCTGGAGCGCGGTGGAATCCTCGGAAGGCTTCGCCTACTTCACCACGGCGCGTGAGGCGGAAGCGAAGAAAAGAGAATACGAAGAGGAAGGCGAAGGCAAGGAAGCGACCATCGTCACCATCGATGTGATGCCGACGAAGCAAGGAATCCTCGAAGCGCTCCGTCGAAACGGATCGCACAACGATAACGGGTAAAGGAATATGGCCATCACCACAAAAGGCAAAGCTGCGGCTCTCAAAGCGTTAACGAAACGACGTGCTCATCCTCCTAAGCAGGTTGACAACGGAAGTCTCTACGCCGGATCGCCAATGACCTACTACTGTAAGTCATGCGGTCACGTTTCAGCGGTCTTACCAGAAAGCCATTGGGGCCGGCCGCCACAACTATGTTCTGATTGCCAAGATCTAAAGGACTTAGGGTGGTTGGAGTAAAAATGGACAATCTGCTCATCACCGTCACCATCAAACGTCGCTCGGACAGCGGGCGAGAACTCACGACGATCGTGGAGTCGAAGCCGCGCTCACTCTCGCATGCTGACATGAAGCGTCTCTGGGAAGCAGAGCAAGCACTGAACGAGATGGTGCACGGCGTGCGGTTCCATATTGATGTGAAGGAGGTGTGATGTCAACAGACACGCCCATCTTCCCGCACACGATGATAGACAGGCAGGGATACACGCATTTGTGTTGCAACGCGTGCGGCAAGGTGGTGTCGTCGCCGTTCATTCCGTTGCCACACGAGATGGGAGACACACTCGTGGTGCGCGCGTGGGTTGAATGCCCGGAGTGTATGGAGAAGCGATTATGACCGACGCCATCCCGCTGAAACTCGTACGTCGTCGTGTGCTCGCAACACCGGAGTACATCCACGAACAGTTTCTCGCGATGCGGGAGGAGCGGCTGGCGGCACGTGCAGAATTGAAGGAGACGCTCGACTTGCTGCGCGCGATCATCGATCAGAAAGCACTGGGCCAGAGCCCACACATTCCCGATGGAGGGATCGCGCTGCGGTTAGCGTGTCACGAGCGGATTGCGGCAGCGAGGAAGATACTCGGAGAAGAGGAGAAGTAACATGGGACGCGAAATCAGACGAGTGCCCCACGATTGGGAGCATCCGAAGACAGAACAACAACGATGGAACGGAAAAGTCTTAGCCTACGCACCGCTCCACGATCAAGTGTTCGAGGACGTCGCACGTAAATGGTTGGACAACGCCATTGCTTGGGACAAAGGGAACGATCCTCACAAGGCCGAGTATCCGTTCTTTTGGCAGTGGGACGGGATGCCACCGGACCCGAAGTACTATCGACCGAAGTGGACGAGCGAGCCGACGCATTATCAGATGTACGAGACGGTAAGCGAAGGCACGCCGGTCACGCCGCACTTTGCGACGAAGGAAGAGTTAGTTGAATACTTGGTACGACACGGCGAATTTGGCGACAGTGAACCGTGGGGTCGTGAGGCGGCCGAAGCATTCGTGAAAGAGGAGTGGGCGCCGTCGTTGGTGATAACAGGTGGGAGGGTGTATAGGCCGCGAGATGGGATGCCGAAATGAAACCTGGTATTGACCTGCGCGGCAAACGAGGCGACGTCCGTTACTCCTGTAGTCTGTGTGGGTGGAGCATCACCCTGAAACCGGAAGGTGAAGCCCTCTGGACAAAAGACCGCACTATCGTGCCGGTGTGTACGAAGGACCGAATTCCGCTAACGCGAACGGTGATTGAGAAGGATCCTGAGCCATGATGAAACGATTCGGTCGATGGCTCATCGAGGTCGGTGCGCACCTCGCTGGGTTTTGGTACATTCACTATCCGGATGGTGACGCCGACTATCTCCTACTCACCTCGTATGAAGTCACAGGCGTGGTGATTCACAGGAAGGGAGAGACGATTCAATGACCATTTGCGAATGGTGCGGTCACGAACACGCGATCACCGCACTCTGCACCAAGCGACCGAAGTGGAGCCGGCGTGGGTTCCTCGCGCTGATGGGCGCGGCGGCGGTCGGCGCAGCAGCGGATCCGGCCTCATTGCTACTCCCACAACCGGAAATGAGCGCGTGGGTAGTAACTCTGAATATGACGTGGGACGACGCGTCTGGTACGCTCGCGATGCCATACGGTACTTGGAAGGCGAAATCGTGAAGCCCGTCTGCGTCCCCTGTCAACGATTCTTCCGTCCCAAAAAGAACGGCTTTTACTTCATCGAGGCCGCGCCCGACGGCAACCACGCACCGCCTGGTACCGAGGCTCCAGAGCGGTGGCACCCGTACAAACTCTGGGCCGGCGACCTCTACGAGTGCGAGGGTTGCGGCGCACAGATCGTCAGCGGCTTTGGTCGTGGCCCGATTGCCGAACACTATCAACCCGACTTCGCCGAGACGGTGAAAGCGTACGGGGCGGAGTTGCAAGTCAACGATTGCTAAAGGAGATGACATGACCGACGACGGAAAACCCCTCGCACCGATTGTGCGCGCTCGTAATCTTGTGCGCGATCTACACATGATACGCGCGATACAGTCAGCGGCACAGCAAGCCGACCGCGTTGAGAAGACCGGTGAAAGCCTGAACCTCTTATTGCTGGCGCCGACACCGGAGGAGCGTGAGTTGGTGGTCAACGCACTCATCGAACAGTTACACATCACAGAAGGAGAGATCAAGAACATCATCAAGTCCAGCACACTGGCCGACGATCTGAAAGATCGGATTATTGAGGCGATTGATGCTGGGGAGTGGGAAGAGGAGAAGAAAGACGATCCCCTCGATGGGCGAATTACATAAACAAATAGGAGGCACCGTGAAAGACACAATCCGTGAACAGTGGTTATCAAACCACGGCTACACCTGGGAGTATCACGACACCGTTGTGCTGAACGACATTCGCATCGATGAAGGCGTGCGGCGCCAGATTCGATTGAGCAACACGGTCGACGAGGATCACGTCGCGCGGTTAGTGATGGCACTCACCGACGGTGCACAGCTCCCGGCCGTCATTCTCGCCAAAGTGGAGGGGAAGATCGAGTTGGTCGATGGTGTGCACCGTCTCTCGGCACTCAAGCACAAAAACTTTCCCACCACCGACGCGTACGAGTTGACGAACGTGAAAGATCGTACGCAACTGGAGCAGGCGCGACGGATTACCAACGCACCGGTCGGCAAAGGCTTCAGCACCGAAGAGGCGGTGCAGCAGGCCGTGGCGCTCGTCACGCGGTCCAACTGGGCACCGAAGGAAGCGGCGAAAGCCCTGTCGGTCAGCACGGAGGGTGTGACGCGACGGTTGCGGGTCGTCGCGACCGATGAACGCTTGGCAAAGCTCCGGCCGAAGGCGGATCTAACCGGCCTGTCGGTGGCCACACGTGATTATCTCGGACGTATTCAGAACGACGACGTGCTGGGCGAAAGTCTCGACACAGTGATTGATCGGAAGATGCCCGTCGCGATGGTCGAAGAGGTGTTCAAGGATGCGCTCACCTTGTCCAGCGACGCGGACATCGAGCGCTTCCGTACGAAGTTGCGCAGTGCGTATCCGATGGAGCGACGACCACGGTTTCCCGACATCACGCGGACGCCGGAATGGAATGTCGATCGTGCGGTGATTCAACTGAAGCGCGCGATTACCGGACTCGACAACCGCGCCTCGTATCTCAATCAATTGGAGGAATCGAAAAGAAAGGCCGTCGCGAATGAACTGCAGCAAATCGGTGCCGACCTCCTTACACGGGCGACCAATCTCAGTGTCAATGGCGGTACTGTTGATACTGGACGCAGCCGACAGACCCGTCAGCCTGGACGATCTCAAAAGGCTGGCGGCCAAGTACGTCGCGCCGGAAAAAGCCGTGCGGGCGTATCTTAAGTCGCGACGGCGGGGGCATATACGGGACTTACCGGACCTGGAGGCACAACTCTGGTACGGACGGCGGCAATACGTGTACACAAATATCCGAACGGCCCTGTCACTCACCAAAGATATCGTGTGCCTCGGACACCATTACATAATTACGAACGAAGGGCGACGAAAGGTCGCACGGTTTAAGGAGGAGAGAATACCCGAATGAGATGGCTTGTTCCAGTTCGGATCGTTGAATATGGACGCGTCGTTCTGGTTGAGGCCGAGACGGCGTCTGAGGCACGAAAGAAAGCGCGTAAAGGAGAATGGCTCGACGGGGGCGACGCGGCGTACTTCGATATTACTAGCCAAGGAAAGATTGAGAGAGAAAGTATGAAGGAGGTTTGTAATGGAACCTGAAACTGACCCACAACTACTGGCGCGACTCATCAAACACGGTGGGCGCATTCTCGTCGTTGGTGGGCGAGTCACGGAATATCTTCCCAAGCATTACAAAGATCATCCGGCGATTCTCCTGTGGGACGACGACAAACAAGGCTTTCAATCGAAAGAGGTGCCGCAGAACACCAAAGCGATTTTGTATAACAAATGGATATCACACCCCACGGTGATACGACTGAACGAAGCCGCTCGAAAACTCCACGCGATTAAGTACCCGATGTTGACCACGCGCGAGATCAAGGCGTTGTTGTCAGATATCGTATATGAGGAGCAGTCGTTACCCGCAGAAGTGTCGGCGCCGTCTCCGGTGGAAATTGAGGCCGTGCGGCAGAAACAGGAGCACGTCGCCGAACAACACGAACAGGAGCGTATGACCACACCACAGCCCGTTAAAAAAGAAGGAAAGATCATTGGCTTCGTCGCCAAGAACCTGGCGTTGGCTACCGACTGGACACAGAAAGGATCGATGACCAAGGAGGGCCAACGCATCTTCGCATTAGCGCAACAGGCTGGCGTCCAGACGACTGTCGGCTCGGTCACCGAGTGCGTGCGCCGGATCGTGAAAGACCTTGGCAAACCGACGTTCGGTGGGAAACGAAAGAAGAGGGAGAAGAGGGAGAAGCCTGCCAAGCCGACCGCTGCCTCGTTCAGGCCAGCCGGTGAGGACGATTTCGTCGAACTCGATCGCTTGATGGAGGAAGCCATCGCAGCAATTCAGCTGGTGCAGCAGCATTTGCCGAAAGTGCGCAGCGAGACCGAACGCTTGCGGCAGATGCGACAGAAGATGCTGGACATGTTGAAGGCGTAATATGAGTCACCAACATGCTCGTCCGGAGGGAACCAGCCCCTCCGGATGCCGTGGGAAGATTCCGTACCGAACCAAGCGACTCGCGATGGGCGTCTTGCGAGTGATGCGGAAGAGCGGGAAGGCCAAGAGTGAGACGCTACACGCATACCGGTGTACCGCGTGCGGGCACTGGCACCTTGGCAATAGTCGAGTGCCACCGCCGTTGAAAACGATTCGGGCGGCGGTGGGTGAAGTGGTTGAGATTGAGTGGCGAGATCCGGACAGCAAAGAAACAGTGCGTACTCGTCATGAAGCACCAAAAAGATAAGCCAAGCCATATAAGAAACCCATAGAAATTAAGCGTTTTGAAATGTATTATGATATGGCTCGATCCGGACAAAAA